GGGCTACTATACAAGAAGTAATTGATATGGGTTATGAGAACTTATATTATAGCCCTAAAGATGAAAAATTCACCCGTGACGCTGAAGCATATATTGCTAAAGGATATGATTTAATAGATAAATCTAAAATGGTACCTGGTTTTACTATGTCACTTAGAACAAGACCTTTAACAATTGCTAAATTAGATGCATATGTTAAAGAACAAAGCATACAAATCCAATCAAGACGTACATTGGATGAATTAAGAACATTTGTATGGAAAAATGGTAGACCAGAAGCCCAAACAGGGTATAATGATGACCTAATTATGTCCATAGCTACCGCATGTTACGTGCGAGATACTGCGCTTAAATTCGCTCAGCACGGGGTTGACTTAACTAGAGCAATGCTTGCAAATACAAGCAAAGCAAATTACAACCCATTTTTTAGTACTAATAAGATAAATGACCCTAAAAATGCGTATAGAATGAAAATAGGGGGAAAAGATGAAGATTTATCTTGGCTTTTAGATTAGATATTTATACACATATAATAAATTAAGAATATGGCAGATACTAGCTTATTTACACGATTAAGGAGATTATTTTCTAATGACGTTATTATAAGAAACGTTGGAGGAGATTCCCTTAAAATTATGGATACTGATCGTATTCAAAAATATGGGAATTTAGAATCTAATTCACTTTATGATAGGTTTACTAGGTTACATAGACCTGTAGGGTCATCTTTACAATATAATCCAACACTTAATTATTCCTCTATGCGACTTCAGTTGTATAGTGATTATGAAGCTATGGATTATGATTCATTAATTGCTCCCGCACTTGATATTATCTCAGAAGAGGCAACCCTTAAAAATGAATATGGTGACGTTTTAACAATTAAATCATCTAATGAAAACGTTAAAAGAGTACTGCATAACTTATTTTATGATGTATTAAACATAGAATTTAATTTACCATCATGGGTTCGTCAGATGTGTAAATATGGTGATTTCTATTTACACTTACAGATTTCAGAAAAATTTGGTGTATATAATGTATTGCCACTTTCTGTATATCAAGTAGTAAGAGAAGAAGGTATGGATCCCGAAAACCCTTCTTATGTTCAGTTTGTATTAGATCCTAACGGTTTATCTCAAAGCCAAACCTATAGTGCTAGAAGAAGTGACCAAATGAAACTTGAAAATTATGAAGTTGCCCACTTTAGATTACTAGCAGACGCTAACTATCTTCCTTATGGACGTTCATATCTTGAGCCCGCTCGTAAGGTATTTAAACAGCTAATATTAATGGAGGACGCGATGCTTATTCATAGAATTATGCGAGCACCAGAAAAAAGAATATTCTATATGAATGTGGGAGGTATTCCACCAAATGAAATCGACCAATTTATGGAGCGTACAGTTGCTAAAATGAAAAAGACCCCATATGTGGATCAAAACACTGGCGACTACAATTTGAAATTTAATATTCAAAACATGACTGAGGATTTTTATATCCCAGTTAGAGGTAATGATGCATCTACTAAAATTGAAACTACAAAAGGACTTGATTACGATGGTACAACTGATATTGAGTACTTAAAAAATCGAATGTTGGCCGCCCTTAAGATTCCGAAAGCATTTTTAGGGTATGATGAAAACCTTGAAGGCAAATCAACATTAGCTGCTATGGATATTCGTTTTGCCCGTACTATTGAGCGTTTACAAAGAACTATTGTATCTGAGCTCCAAAAAATAGCTTTAGTTCATTTATATACTCAAGGCTTTACAGATGCTGATTTAGTAGATTTTGAATTATCTCTTACAGGCCCTTCAATTGTATTTGAACAAGAAAAAACCGAATTATATAAATCTAAAGTAGAATTAGCTAACTCAATCGCTGATAAAAAAGTATTATCTTCGGATTTTGTATATAAAAATATTTTTAACCTTTCAGACATGGAAATGGAACACGAAAAAAATAGATCTTTAGATGATGCTGCTCGTATATTCCGTTTAAATCAAATAGAAAACGAAGGTAACGATCCAGTAGAAACTGGGGAATCATATGGTACACCACATGACTTAGCAAACTTATATTCAACGAAAAGAGATAAAGCAGTTAAAGATGTTCCCGATGGGTATGATGAAAATGAACCTGGTAGACCAAAAACTAAATTAAGTGATTTTGGTACTGACCAAAGTAATTTTAGTAGAGATCCACTAGGCAAATCTGGTTTAGCAGCCGTAGGGGACGATAGTCCTAATAAAACCAATAATATTTCCCCACTAGCTCTTGAAGAGAATAATAGAATTTTAAAAAGATTATCTTTATCTAGAATGAAAGGAAAAGAACTATTATCCGAAGAAGATTCACCTTCTATGTTAAGTGAAGAAAATATTATAAAAGAATAACTCTTTAATATTTTTTACATATTTATATAAGAATAAATATATTTATTGCATGAAACCTAAGCACTCCAAGTACAAAAATACTGGAATACTATTTGAATTGTTAACTAGACAAATTACGTCTGAAACTATATCAAATAATTCTCCAAAGGCTGTAGGTATCTTAAAAAAGTTTTTTAACCAAAATAGTACTCTTTTAAAAGAGTATCAAATTTATCATGCTTTATTAAATAAAAGATACGATAAAGAAGCTAATGCTACTGTATTAATCGAAACCTTGATAAATGCCCACAATAAATTAAATAAATCTGCCTTAAGAAGGGAAAGATATAATTTGGTTAGAGAAATAAAAGATACATATAATATAGAAGATTTTTTTAAAGCTAAAATCCCTAACTATAAAATATATGCTAGTGTTTTTAATTTATTAGAAAATAAAAACGCTAACCCTATGTCCATTGTGGATTCTAAGGTGGCTATATTAGAACATATTACTAATAAAAATCTCCTTAACAAACCTAAAAAGGAAATTGTTATGGAGGAATATGAAAAATTTGATAAAGAAACTAGAGCATTAACATATAAAATGTTAATGGAAAAGTTTAATGATAAATACTCAAAATTAAAAGATAACCAACGTATCCTTTTAAAAGAATATGTTTATAATGTATCTAACAGCCCCAAACTAAAAAAATTCATTAATAAAGAAATTAATACTGTTAGGGCTGAATTAGAGACTTTATCTGAAAATACTGATCAAGTTACTAAAATAAAACTTACAGAGGTAAAAAATTTAATTAAACCTTTATGCAAAAAATCTTCTGTTCATGATGATAATGTTATTAATCTCTTAAATTATTATGAATTAATTAATGAATTAAAATCCTTAGATTAATGAAAATAGATGAACTTAAAGCCCTTATCCGTGAACTCATCAAGACTGAAATCGATGAAGCAAATACTACCGGTACTGGTACTACTATTAGCACTGGTGGGAGCGAAGCTTATGCTACGCCCCGAGCTTTTAGAGGAAAAGGAAAAAAAGCAAAAAATAGAGGCCTTGAACAAGCAAAGCGTCTCGGATATATACCCGTAAAAAAATAAGTTATGGCAAGAAAAATTAGTGCATTTGATTTTAATAAAAGTGACGTAAGTGTTTCACGTCCAGGAGTACATGCTAAAACTAAGCATAGTAATCACAAACAGTCAAAACATTATAAAAAAACCTATAGAGGACAAGGAAGATGAGCAATTTAATCGTAGATATTATCCCATTAAAAGTTGATAGATTATTAGTAGAATCATCAATCAAAGCTGGAGGTCCATTAATTGTGGAAGGAATTATCCAGAGAGCAGGTGTTAAAAACCATAATGGTCGTATTTATGAAAGACAAATTCTTGAAAGAGAAATGGGTAAATATACTGATGGACCCATTAAAGAAAATAATGCGTTAGGTGAATTAGATCACCCGGATTCTTCTGTTATTAACTTAAATAATGTATCCCATAAAATTAACAAATGTTGGTGGAATGGAAATGATATACATGGTCAAATAGAAATCCTTCCTACTCCCTCAGGTAATATAGCAAAAGCATTATTCCAATCAGGAATCCCTGTTGGCATTTCTTCTAGGGGGATGGGTTCGGTACAAGAAAACTCAGATGGTGTTTTAATGGTTCAAGAAGATTTTGATCTATTATGCTTTGACTTAGTATCTACACCATCAACCCCTGGGGCTACATTAACTCCCCAACAATTAAAGGAAGGTATAGAACACCCTACAGCTAATTACACTAAAATACACAATATTATTCGTGATATTATTTGTGATAATACGGGAGTGTGTAAGTGTTAATCATCACCGAAAAATCCTTTAATAAAATGGTAAATAAAAATGGCTGATGCTAAGGGCCATCCTAATACTACCCAGAATCTATCTGACCATTCCATAGGATATCCTGCTCTAGTAATAGTACCTTCAAGAAAAGCTCCTATAATAACCCCAATTAAAAAGTACATGCATACGGTTTGGGGATCGGTAATGTCATGGATAAATGCTTGTGCTAATATTTCTAGTGGATTCATCATATAAATAGTTTTCCTTAAAGATATGAAAAAATTTTTTGGTTTCCAAATTATTTTTATATTTATTTGGGAAGCATACACTATCTTAAAATAGTGTCCCTGGATTTTAAAAAATAAATCCCTATTAGAGATATTAAAATCTCTATTTCCCGTACATAATTTACTGGAAGCCAATTAAAACTTAAATAACATGGCTAAAGAACTATTAAAAGAGGCTATTGCCGACGCAAAAGCCGTTAGAGAAGTCGCTTTGCAAAACGCTAAAATGGCGTTAGAAGAAGCGTTCGACTCTAAAATTAAAAACATGCTCTCTGCTAAATTAGCTGAAGAGATTGAAGAAGATGTCGAACTCGAAGAGATGTATGATGAAGACGAAAAGTCTGAAGGTATGTCTTACGACGAGGACGATAAAGTAGATGAAATGTCTTATGATGAAGACGATTCAATGGATGAAGTTGACGAAGAAATCAACCTTGATGAACTCATGGCTGAACTCGAAGAAATGTCATACGATGAAGACGATGATATGAAAGAGGGTAAGAAAGACGATGATGACATGAAGGAAGGTAAAAAAGACGACGACGACATGAAAGAAGGTGCCCAACTTGACGAAATGGTAGGTTTAGCCGCTGTTGGTAGCATAATTGCTGCTGCTGGTGGTATTGAAGCTATCTTACAAAAAGGTCGTGCTGGTAAACTTTCTGGTAAAATGGAAGCCGTTTACAAAGCTTTAGAAGGTATGGCTGCCGGTGCTGGCGCTGCCCGTAGAAGCGAAGGTAAAAGCGAAGATGAAACCAATGAGAATATCGACATCGATGCTTTAATTTCCGAAATTGAAGAAGAAATTGAAGAAGGCAAAAAGAAAAAAGATGATGATGACGACATGAAAGAAGGTAAAAAGAAAGACAAAGAAGAAAAGGAAAAAATGAAAGAAGAGCTCGCTGAAGCGCTTTCAACCGTTAATTCTTTAAAATCTACTATCTCTGAAATGAACCTCCTCAACAGCAAACTCCTCTACTGCAACAAACTCTTCAGAGCTAATGCATTGACAGAAGCACAAAAAGTTAAGGTGGTTGACGCCTTAGACAAATCTACTACAACTGGCGAAGCTAAATTGGTATTTGAAACCCTTCAAGAATCATTTAACTTTACAGGTGTAGAAAAGAGAGCAATTAAGGAAGGTTTAGGTCGTGCTTCTAAAGCCGCTGGAACCGCTCCTAAAAAGGTTATAATGGAATCCGCTGACGAGACAGTGTCACGATTCCAAAAACTCGCAAACATTAAACTTTAAACTTAAGAACCTATGAATGTAAATACATTATTAGAAGGATCTAACCCATATAAGCAATACAGCGATGAAGCTGGTAAGCTTGCTAATAAGTGGGAAAGATCTGGTCTTTTAGAGGGTATTGACCTCTCTAATGAGACTGAAAAAACAAATATGGCTGTTCTCCTTGAGAACCAAGCTAAACAGTTAGTCCAAGAGGCTAATAGCTTAGGAGCTTCTGGTGCTGGTACATCTATCACTGCTGGAGGTTCAGAAGCATGGGCTGGTGTCGCTCTTCCACTTGTTAGAAGAGTATTTGGTGAAATCGTAGCTAAGGACCTCGTGTCTGTTCAGCCTATGAACTTACCTTCTGGCCTGATCTTCTACTTAGATTTCCAATATGGCTCAAACCAACCTGGATTCACCGCTGGAGATTCATTATATAATGCAGGAGCTGATGAAGCTACAGACATCCCAAGCGCTGGTGGAACTGGTGGTCTTTATGGTGCTGGTCGTTTCGGTTACTCTATTAACGAAACTTCTTCATTATTAGCCCAAGCTGGTGGTGCTGTAAGCACAACTGCTGCTACTACAGCATCTGCTGAATATGGTGGTATTTTAAACTTTGATACCCAATTCTCCGCTTCTAAAGCAGGTAACTTTGGTGCTCTTGGTGGTAAAAAAGTAGTAACGTTATCTTTCCCAACTGCTTCGTTAGTTGATTTTGATCCTGAAGGTGTAAGAGCATACAGAGTAGCTGCAAGCGCTAACTTACCTGCTGCCAATGTATTCCCTCAATTCACTAGAATAAATGGTGGTCAAATTGAATTTGTAGTAGAACAAACTGCTGCAAATACTACATTAGGTAATGTAACTGTTACTTACCAAAAGGGTCCTGATAACCTCAACGATAGAGGCGACTTTGAAGATACTAAAGGACCAGATGCTGGTATTGGTGATCTTCAGATTCCTTCAATCGATGTTAAGCTCAACAGTGATACTGTTACAGCGAAAACTCGTAAGTTAAAGGCTCAATGGACACCAGAATTCGCTCAAGACCTCAATGCTTATCACAGTATTGATGCTGAGGCAGAATTAACGTCTATCCTTTCTGAATACATCTCAATGGAAATCGATCTTGAAATCCTTGACATGCTTATCAGAAACGCTGATACTACTAAGAGATGGAGTGCTAAAGTTGGCCGTGAAGTAGCTGATACAGGTACAACTGCTGCAGCTGCATTTACAACTGCTGCTAATAATGAGTACTACACTAAGATGTCTTGGTTCCAAACTTTAGGTATCAAGCTTCAGGATGTTAGTAACACTATCCACCAGAAGACTCTTCGCGGTGGCGCTAACTTCATGGTAGTTTCTCCAAAAGTAAGCACAATCCTTGAATCAATTCCTGGATTCGCTGCTGACTCACCTGGTGATTCTAACAAGTACGCAATGGGTGTTCAAAAGATTGGTGCTATTAACTCTAGATACACTGTCTACAAGAACCCATACATGACTGAGAATGTGATCCTTATGGGTTATAAGGGTAACCAGTTCCTCGAAACAGGTGCTGTATTTGCTCCATATATTCCATTAATCATGACTCCACTTGTATATGATCCGATTTCCTTCACTCCACGTAAGGGAATTATGACTCGTTACGCTAAGAAGATGGTTCGCCCAGACTTCTATGGTAAAGTAATCTGTTCAGATCTTAACCTAGTGTAATAAAGTTATCTTTATAAATTGAGAAAGGGCCGCAATTTGCGGCCCTTTTTTATATGTATAATTGAAAAACGTTTTAAAACCATTTATTATGGCTAAACAAAATATTGAAAAAACCCCACCTAAAGGGACAGTTCGCTTTTCTGTCTCCCTTTCAGAAGAACAAAAAGCAGCAAAACAAGCAATCCTACACCACCCTTACAACTTTATAGTTGGAAAAGCAGGTTCAGGTAAAACATTATTAGCTTGTCAAGTAGCTTTAGACAT